ACTTGCTGAAAGAGCCAACCGAATAAATGAAGCAAAAGAACAAGTAAGATTACAGAAAGTAGAAGCTAGACAAAAGCAGAAAGAAATAATTGATTCACTACAGACTATGGGAATTGTTTTTTGTGTAATAGCAGTATTAGCAATATCAATATTTTTGACAGTAAAAGCATTAGCTTATGAATACAAACCTAAAGATTATTCTAGGCAGCAGAATAAATGGAGAAACCCAGACCTTAAAAAATACACAACTTGTCGGTTAAAAAAAAGAATAACATCTAAATATACTAACAAAAAAGCCTGTATTTATGAGGGTGGTAACAAGACTTTTACCATGATGATAGAAACCTGGTGTCCAAAAAAATACAAATGTATTTACGATCCTAATGGTTCTGAACCAGACATTGATAAAGTTATGGAAAGTCTAAGAAGTATAAAACAATGACTGCATTTATGTTGGCCTGTTATATGAATGGCGTAGTACAACAGGGTGCTATATATTTTAAGTCAGTAAATGACTGCACATACTTTAAAAAAGTGTTGAATAATCAAGAGTTTATTAAAGGTAATGAAACTATAAGATACAGTTGTATTTGTAAGTTAGTGCCTGAAATTGATCCTAAGAAAGTAAAGGTTTATTAGTGATTTCTATAGTTACAAACATAGATGATTATGTAAGGGCTTGGGTAGCAAAAAGAATAGGCATTAGAGGGTTTGGCCCATCTACAGCTATAGGTGTTCAAAAAGATGGTCAGTTAGTAGCAGGGGCAGTATTTCACGATTACCGAGATGGACAGATTGAAGCAAGTATAGCATCCTCCTCCCCTAGATGGGCTACTCGGTCTGTCCTATATTCTTTGTTTGCTTATCCATTTAATCAATGTGATGCGAACAGATTATTGGTTACTTGTGATGAAAGTAACGAAAAAGCCATGAAAATGAACAGACAGCTAGGATTTACTCCAGAGGGTATTTTAAGGCAAATGTATTATCCCAACGATGCGATTGTTTGGGGAATGTTAAAAGACGAATGTAAATGGATAAAGAAAACTAAGAAGGAATTGAAATATGGGTAAAAGCAGTCCAACTCCACCTCCTGCACCTAATCCAAATGAGTTAATTAATGCTCAAGCTAATGCTAACAGGATTACACAGTTTACACCTTATGGTAATTTACTATTTGGTTCTGTAGGCGATCAAGGACAGTTTGTGCAAGGTGCAGTACCGGAAGATGGTCAAGCAGCAGCATTTACACAGGAAACACCTTTTCAGACACAGATGAGGGCAGCCACAGAAGGCACAGGTTTAGGTCTAGGTAATACAGCTTTTGGTAGGGTTACAGGTCGTACAGTTATAGGGCAAAATCCTGATGGTACACCTATCTTTCAAGATGATCCTGACTTTCAAAATCCATTTAGAACAGCACCAACTTTATCAGGCATAAGTGCAGCGCAAGAGATTGATCCCACACAACTTGCTAATTTACAGGCATTTAATCAAAATATTACTAGTAATGTGGCTTTACCTACAGGTTTAAGTACAGAGGGTTTAACTGCCTTACAGTCTGATCCAGAAGCCTTTAGAAGTAATATAGAAAGCACTTTGTTTAACAGGCAACTAGGATTACTACAGCCAGAGTTTACTAGGCAAAGAGAAGAACTAGAAAGCAATCTTATTAATCGTGGCATACCTATTACATCTGATCCCTATAATACAGCAGTTAACAGGCTTGAATCACAGCAAGGTGAACAGCTACAAAGACTAGCCCAACAAGCCACATTAGCAGCAGGTCAGGAGTCTGACAGGTTAGTTAATCAAGCTAGACAGAATAGGGCAATGGAGTTTGGTGAAAGAGCAGCCACAGGTGAGTTTGATCTTGCAAGACAACAAGAATCATTTGGTCAACAAGCAGCTAATGTTCAACTGCAAAATGCAGCAAGACAACAACAAATAGCCGATCAATTACTATCTAACCAAGTTGCACTACAGCAAAGACAACGTGAGATAGCTGAAAGAAATGCACTAAGAGGACAGAACTTTAATGAGTTAGCAGCCTTACTTGGTGGCCCACAGATACAACAAGCTAGTTTCTTTGCACCAGGTAACATTGATGCTTTAGGTGCATTTGGCGCACAACAGGCAGCACAACAAAATGCTTTCAATCAAGCTATGGCAAGTAGATCAGCAGATTTAGGTGGATTATTTGGATTGGCAGGTAATCTAGGCGCAGCATACTTACTTAGATAGGATAAATAATGGCAATACCACCAAGAATAATGAGTCCAAGTTTTAGATTTAAGGCACTTAATCCTGCATATCAATCTGATCCTAGACGTATATTAGGACAACAACTACAACAGCAAGGTTTATCATCAGCACCAGTAAGAACACCCTTACAAGGTCTTGGTAGGCTTAGTTCTGCATTAGTTGGTGCTTTCTTGCAAAAAGGGGCAATAGACCGACAGGTGGCTAGAGAAGATGAACGTACAAAACAAATAATGGGTATGATACCTCAAAATGCTGACCCTAGTTTGAGGGCTTTTGCTGTAGCTAATCCTGATGCCTTTGCTAATGCTTTTGGTCAATCACTTTTAAAACCTACAACAAGTTCAGAGGTTGTTGATTTAGGTGGTAATTTAAGAGGTATACAGACAACACAGACAGATCCATTTGGTCGAGATTCATCTGCTATTAGTAATCTTACACAAATCAAACCAAATCCTTTGACTACAGCACAGAAAAATGCAGCAGCATTAGGATTAGTGCCAGGCACAGACGAATATAATAAATACATAAAAGATGTTACAGGTAAAAGTGGCACAAATATAAATGTTTCAACTGGTGTGCCTTTTACAAAAGAACAAGAAAAGTTTGGTGAACTTAGAGCAAAGAATGTAAGTGAAAATATAATTGCACCTGCAAGTAAAGCAGATGAAACCATACAAAACATAGATACAGCACTAAGACTTTTAGAGCAAAATCCTGATATATCAGGTTTAGGCGAAGAAGGTATATTAAGGCTTAAAGAAACTGTTGGTGGATTAGTAAGAATATTCGGTATTGACCCAGAAAAAGCAGGTATTGATCTTGATAAAATCGGTAAACAACAAGTGTTTGAATCCATAGTCAACAAACTTGTATTAGATCAAACTGCTAAACTTAAAGGTGCTTTATCTAATAAAGAATTAGATTTTTCTGGTAGAGCAACAGCACAACTTGGAACTTCAGTAGAAGCTAACAAAGTTATTTTAGCTTTTCAAAAACAGGCTGCAATAAAAGCAATTAACTTATCTGAAAAAGCACAGGAATATTTTGATTTAAATAATACTTTTGGCAAAGGCAAGATAGGTGAAAAAAGTTATTCAAGTGTTGATGCTTATTTGCGTGAATATAAGAACAATAACGAAGTGTTTGGCCCTGACCTAATTAAGTCATTTCAGACAAATGGTGAGATAAAAGTTTATAGAGACTTTAGGGGCAAAAGAATAACTGAAGCAGAAAAAGATGCTTTGATAGCTAGAGCAACTGAAATTATAGGGATCAACCAATGACAAAAGAAAAAGATCAGCAACTTGATAAACTATTAGGTAATGTTGAGTTAACACCTACTTCATCAAATCAGGGTTCTGACTCACAAAATATTAGAACATTTGCACAAGGTCTTACTTTTGGTTTTGCAGATGAAATAGAAGCATTTGTAAGGTCTGCTGTTGATAGTAATGCTAGTTATGCTGATACACTTAAAGAAGTCAGAAATAAAATTAACAAATTTAGACGAGATAACCCTGTTGCTGCCTATGGAACAGAGATAGCAGGTGCTATACTGCCGTCTATTGCAGCAGCATTTATACCAGGTGGACAAGCCGTTACAGCATCTACTGTTGGTAGAATAGGTCAAGCAGCAAAGACATTAGGTCTCGGCAAAAAAGGTCAAACAGTAACTAAATCAGCAGCCGTAGGGGCAGGTGGTAGTGGTCTTTATGGTTTTGGTGCAGGAGAAGGTGGTTTACAAAACCGATCAGAAAATGCACTCACTTCAGCAGCTATTGGTGCTGTTGTTAACCCTGCAATACAAGCTGTAGCCCCAAGAATAACACAAAGTGCAAAAGAATTACTAAAACCAAACAAACTTGGCATTCCACAAGGTGTTGAACTTACACCTGGTCAAGCAGTTGGTGACTCTGGATTGATTGGTAAAGGTCTTAAAACATTAGAAGAAAAAGTATCTGGCAATGTGTTTTTGATTGGTGATGCAGTTGAAAGTGCTTTGCAAAGATCACAAAAAGGTTTTAACAAAGCAGCCGTAGAAGAAGCATTAAAAGATATAAATGTAAAAGTGCCAAAAAATCTTGAGGGTAGACGGCTTATTGGATTTGGTCAAAACGTGCTAAAAAGTCAATATGCCAAAACTCTTGGTAAAATGAAGCTGACAGACGAAGCAGCTATGAACTCCGAAATATCTAAACTAACAAATGATTTATCTGATGAAATTAAGAAAGATATTACTGATAGAGCAAGTAGATACATCACTAAAAAATTTACTGATGGTCAAATGTCAGGCACAAATATAAAAAAAGCACAAACACTTTTAAGGCGAGATATACAAAGATTACAGAGAAGTGGCTCGGAACTAGATGCACAAAAAGCAGATGCTTTGATTGATATAAAAAGTGTCTTATCTAATGAACTACAAAAAGCAAACCCAAAATTAGCACCTGTGTTAAACAACATAGACAAATCTTATGGTAAATTTGAAATAGTAAGAAACGCATCTATTAGAAGAAAAGTGTCAGAGGATTTTACACCTGGCGATCTTTTACAAGCAAGTGCAAAAAGTGATGTAACTAAAAGACAATCTAAGTTTTCATCTGGCGATGCTAGGATGCAGAACTTTGCTCAAAATGCACAGAATATAATAGGTAGTACAGTTCCTAACTCTGGTACAGCAGGTAGAATGGAAGCCAACAGAATGTTAACTGGTGGTGGTATGGGTTTAGGAGCAACACAAGTAGAACCTCTTACAGCAGGTCTGACAGTAGCTTCTCCACTCTTGTATTCACGATTGGGTGTTCCTGTCACTAGAGCCTTAGTATCAAGCACAGGTAGAGCAATGCAAGGTGCAGTACCATTTACTTCACAAATGTTAGCCCAACAATTAATAAACGGCACATGACCCAAAAAAAACTACAAAAAAACTCCATCCTAGATGAGTACGATCTTGATGGTGACGATACAATTACGAATGAAGAACTACAACAAGCCAAAGAGATAAAAGAAACAGAGACTAAGCTACGAAAAAACTTGGCACAGCTAAGAATGGCTAGGTACACACTCATAGGTATGGGTGTATTTACAGTTGCCCTTTTTATTGTACCTATTGAAAGAGTTAATGCACTAAGCGATGTAAGCAACCTTCTATATATTTCAGGCAGTTCAATTGTCGGTTTCTACATGGGCAGCAATGCTTACATGGCAAAGAATGGAGTTAAGTAATGTTACAAGCACTTATAGGGCCTGTCAGTTCACTTTTTTCTAGTTGGATGGACAAGAAGAAAGCAGAACAAGAGGGTAAATCTGCTGTTGCTAAAGCAAAGGCTGAAGCAGAAGCAAAGGTAATGGTAAGTTCAGCTACATCTGCTGCTGAATGGGAAAAGCTAATGGCAAAAGGTTCTACACAGAGCCTTAAAGATGAGTGGCTAACACTATTGTTTAGCATACCTCTTATATTAGCTTTCTGTGGTGATTGGGGCAGACAAATAGTAGCCGATGGATTTACAGCCCTAGAAGCTATGCCAGAGTATTATCAATACACTTTAGGAATAATTGTGAGCAGTAGTTTTGCAGTTAGATCAGCAACTAAATTTTTTGGGAAAAGAAAATGAATAGTATTTACATGAGGTTATATGATTTCTTTCATGCGATAGCCAACTATTTTTGGCACAAACATATTGATGTAATTAAGCAACAAAGTAATCCCAAAAAAAACATTGTAAAAGCAAAGACTAAATCTAAGAAAAGAAAGTAATGCAAGACCTGTTTAGGCATTTAAGAACACATACCAAAAAAAGGCAAATCATGGATATAGATCAGTTAAGAAAAGAACTTGAAGCCGATGAGGGCTGTAAGCATGAAACCTATATGTGTACTGAAAATAAGGTTACTGGTGGTATAGGTCATATGATTACCGAGTGGGATGATGAGAAGTACACAGAGGTTGGTGTTGAGATACCAGAAGAACAGGTAAAGGCTTGGTTCAATAAAGACATAGAGACTGTCCTAAGTGACTGTGAATTGCTTTATGATGACTTTGACCACCTACCAGAAGATGCACAACTAATCATTGCAAACATGATGTTTAATCTTGGTTATCCTAGACTAAAAAAGTTTGTAGGTATGAAATCAGGTGTTGATGCTAGAGATTGGAACAAAGCTGCTGATGAGATGATTGATTCTAACTGGTATAAACAAGTACCTAACAGAGCAGGTAGGCTTGTCAAACGCATGAGATCATTGCATGGCTCAATCTAAACGTAAGAAAAAAAAGTCAGTAAATCTGTCTGTTGGTAGGGGCGAAAAACTATCTGTAAAAGCAGGTGGTGGGCTTACAGCTAAAGGTAGAGCCAAATATAATCGTGCTACAGGCAGTAAATTAAAAGCACCAGTAACAGGTAAAGTTAAACCTGGCAGTAAAGATGCCAAAAGAAGAAAGTCTTTTTGTGCAAGGTCTAAGAGTTGGACAGGGCCAAGAGGGAAAGCTGCAAGACGCAGATGGAAATGTTAACTAACAAAGGAGAAAGCTAA